ATATATATAAATGCTGTTCCTTTTGGTAGCTCTCTTACTAAAGCTATGTATAAATTAGATTTTCAACCTACAGGTACAGATATTAACGCTACATCTGAAATAGGAACTAGTGCTTCTTTTATTAGTGTAGATGTTCCTGCGTCAGGTCAACCAACAACCTCTTGGAAGGGTCCTGATAATATAAAAAAATTATTTTATAAAATAGCTTTTATATATGACGGGTATCAAGAAAGTCCTTTATTGCAAGCTACAGGTGTTTGGGATTCGGCTAGTGTCCTTACTCATCAAAGATATATAGATATAACTATATCTGATAATTACCCTTTAAATCAAAGGATAACTGGAGTTGCTTTGTATAGGGCTTTTGATTCAGATGATTCATCTACAGACCCTGAAACTTTATATAGATTTATAGAAGAAATACCAATGTATCAATTTAATTTTAGTTCTAACTCTGATTGGACATTTAGAGTTACTGATACAGGGGATTCAGAAGCTACATATGAAGCTTTAAATGATATATCTGAAAGAAGTTATGATTTAAATTTACATTATAAAGTATCTACTCAACAAAATGGATATTTATTTGCTAGTAATGCTCATCACGAACAAATTAGAAATGCAGATAATTATTTATTTAGAAGTAAACCGGGTAAATACTCTATATTTGACTGGACAAGAGATTTTACTATACTCCCTATAACTCCTACTTGTTTAAAAGGTTTTATGGGTAAAGTATACTCTTTTAATCATAGTATGTTTAGTATTATAAACCCTGAAAGTTTATTTATAGAAGACACAATAGAAGGCATAGGATGTTTAAGTCAGCACAGTATTAAAATTTCTGATGCTGGTATGTTCTGGTGTGATTATAAAAACATATATATATCAAGCCCTAAAATACTACCTATTGGAGATACTATAAAAGAAGTAGAAACTTACGGATGGAATAATCTAACTAAAGAAGCTAAAGACACTATTCGTATAGGGTATGATGCTTTACGTAATTCTTTCTTAATATTTTTTACACTTGGTGATGAACATAAGTGTTGGGCATATTCTATAACTAGAAATAGATGGGATTTATGGGATACTGAACATAAAGTAGAAGATACAGCAGATATGGATAGCGGTGGGTGTTTAATTCTTCAAGATGATAATGCGATTGTTCATTATTTAGGTCACCCAACTAATAAAAGAAACTGGTATTGGGAATCTAAAAAACTTACTTATGGTAGAGATTTACAAGAAAAAAGAATTAGAAATGTTAAAATATCATCTAATAGCAGAGCTGATAGTACAGTGCAATATAAGGTAGATAATAATTATAGTAGTTGGAACAATGGAATTGATATAAGTACTAAGTTTCCCGGAGCTGAGAATAGTGCTATAAAACTTTCTTCATCAGATGGTGTAAAACATTATTGGGCAAAATACAAAATTTCTGGTACTAATGACAATAGTGGTAAAAATACAAAAGTATTTGGCTTAAGTACTATTTACAAAGCTAAAAGGTATAAATAATGGGTAAGTTAGTAACGACAAAAAGAACTAGAAGCCTATCTGGAACACACACGCTTAGTGAAGCTAATAGAGATATTGAAGATGCATTAGATAAACAAGCTGATTTGACTGATAGTAAAACTTCTAATAGTGAAGAAAAATTTGCTAAAGACGGTACTATGAGGATAGTAAATGATGGGCAAAATTATTATTTAGAAGTAAAAACTAAAGACGGATGGATAGTAAGTGATAATTCATCTACAAGTGGATTTAAATTTAAAAAGCAATAGGAGAAAGTATGGGAGTTTTAGATAAAATAAAAAAGTTTAGACCAATGGATATACTTGAAAAAGCTCAAGGACTTGATGGTATGCCTACTGGTGATGATGTTTTAGCTCGATATAAAAAACAGGGAATAGATTACGGAGAAGGCTCTGAATTATATACTCGAGGTCAAGAAATGATGAAGAGGGACTCTGCTTACAATCAAGGTATCAGAGCTCAAATGGAATCATCAAGTGCTGATGCACAAGCAGAAGCCATGAGACAACAACAGCGTATGATAGCTATGGGTGGCTCTAATGTACCTGCTAGTGTTTTAGCGGCTCAAGGTTTACAGTCTGCTAATCAAGCTCAAGCTATGACAGCTCAACAATTTGAACAAGGACAAATGGCTAGAGAGCAAAGAGGTATGGGTGTACTGTCAGGCGCTATGGCTAATCAAGCTCAGTTAGTACAGCAAGCTATGGGTGCTGACCAAGCTCGTAATATGGCTAAAACAAACGCATACCAACAAGGTCTTGGTATAATGGGTAATCTCTATAATATGGCTGGAGATACTGCTCAAACAGCAGGTATGGCTATGATGGGTATACCTCCTGTTCCTGCTCAAAAAGGTGGTTATATGAAAGGCTATCAGACAGGTGATTTTGTTAAATCAGGTGGATTACTAGGTATGATTCAAGAATATTACAATGAAAATGAACCGAACACATCAGGTGGTTTACTTGGCATGGCTGGTAGGAGTGCAGAAGATGGTATGTTAAGTGACTTAGCTATGAAAGCTGGTAGTGCTTATCAGAAAACAGCAGACTATTTTTCTCCAGACCAAGAAAGAGCATTAGATAAAATTAATAAAAAATTTGGTAACTACATGGATGAAGAAGTTACTAGTGATGAAGATGGTGCTACAGCAGTAAGAAGAGGAGATATGTGGAAAGGTAAGGCTTTAAAAGGAGTTGGAAGTATATTAAAAGGTCTTGGTGAAGGTTCTAAAGAACTATCTATGCCCGGATATTTAATGGCTAAAAATCTTAATTTAGACGTAATAAATGGACAGCAAGAAGGCGGTTATCAAAATAGCGTATTGAATAGAATACCAATGAGAGTAGGAGGTGGTAAAATTGGCTAATAAATATAGTCCGTATCCCGGAGATACAATACCAGCAGTATTAGAAGATGGTGAATATGTGTTAAATAGAAATGCTGTAAAAGCCATAGGTAAAGACAAGTTGGATAGAATTAACCACGTAGAAGAGCCTAGATTTGCTCAAAATGGAGGTTTTATGGAAAATGCAGGTTTTCCTACGCAAAATAAATTTAAGCTCGGTTTAGCCCGTAAAATGGCTCATGGTGGTATTGCAACTCGAGATGCTCAACAAAGAAGAAATCAATTGCTTAAAATTCCAAATTATATTGAAAATTATGGAATCCCTACAGGTAATGAAAATTTAGATTATAATCCAGAATTTAGAGAAATGAATTATAATGATAACGAAGTTGTTAAAGCTGTTCCTAATTCTAGCATAATGGACTTTATGCTACAACAAAAAATGAACTCAAATGCTAATCCATTCAATGAAAGAGACTATCTTGATGAATCGGGATTTATTAATAGAAATTTTAAAAGAGATGATGGAAGTGACCCTACTAAACCCGGAGGTCAATTACTGTCTGTGTTATCTAATAAATATGGCAAAGATGCAAGGGAATATATGGCTAATCCTGAAGTAGCTAGAATGATACAGGAAAATCCATATATACATTCTAAAGTAGAAGATATTCTAAACTCTAGAAAAACAGACTCAATGTTAAGAGCTGAAAGGAATGAGCCACTAACTGAAGAAGAAATAAACAATAGTAGAATTAATACTTATGACGAAAAAATGCTACAAGCTATTCAAGATGCTGATGACTTAAGAGAAACTAATTACGATATAGAAATGATGAATCTTGGAGCTGGACCATCTATGTTTGACTATGATGCTATAGAGAAAAGAGGAGCAGCTTTAAATGAATTAAAAGCTGGAATGCAAAGAGCTAAAAAAGAATCTAACAATATTAAATCTAAGGCTTCAAAATCTGATAAGTTTAAAAAAAGACTAACAACAGTAGAAGAAGCTGTTGAGCCTACAATAAAAATGTTTAGTAAGAAAGCTAAAAAAAGTAGTAAAGACATCGCTAAACAAGTACGAGAAGGTCAAAAGGGAACTTCTAGATTCCTTGGTAATCTCGGGAAAGCTTTTAAGAAAGGTAGAAATAGTGCTAAGAATAATAGTAAAACCGTTAAAACAAGGAAAAGTAATACTAATAGTACTAAAAAGTCTGATAAAATAATAAAAAAAGCTACAAAGAAAAATAACAAAAAGCAACCATTTATAGGACCTATGCCATTTATAGGACCTATGCCTGAAGGAGATAGTCCAATAACCGATGCTCAAAAGAACAGATATGGTATGCAAGAAGGTGGAAATGTAATGGATAGAAGTACAGCTAAAAGTATAGGCGTACCTAATGTAGATAAGAGAATGCAAAGGAGACTACAGCAAATAAGACTGCAAATGCAACAACAGAAATTATTAAAACATAGGTCTGGTGGAGATATTGGACTATATAATAGGCATGTAAAGACTCGAGAGGAAAGTGGAGATTTTTTGACTAAAAAACAGATTGATGATACATTTAAGTATTTTATAAAAAGACAATCTGGAGATATGCCTAGGATGCAAGAAGGTGGTATGGTTAGTAGTGTTGGTGATAATATGAGTGGAGTGCAGATGAATAGTCGAAGGTTATTAAATATGGCTAAAAGGAGAAAAAATGTCAGAAGTTAAAAGTTTAAATTTATCCGGTGGTTACGACCCGATGAGGTCTGTTGATAGAGAAAGCTATGCAGATAAAGTAAGGAAGACTAGTCAAATGGTATTGTCTCAAGCTATGGGTCAATATCAAATGAAACAAGCTCAGCAAAATATAGAAAACCAGCAAACTATGAGAAGGGCTGATGAATATTTTGGTGAAAATATGAATGAATTTATGTCTAGTTCTGCTAATATAAAAGACCCTAAGAGTTGGAGTTTTAATACTGGAGAAACAAGAGAAAAAGCTTTTAATGATTACAGAGATAAGGTAGGCGGTAATTACTCAGCTTTTAATCAAGCTTGGGCTCAAAAGCAACAAGCTGAATCTCAAGCTTTATTTAGGAGTCTTGGAGAATGGAGAAAAGAAGTTGGTAATGATGAGTTTGGAAAAATATATAGTGAATGGTATGATAATTTACCTGAAGTAACTAAGAATAATTTAATGTCTAATGCTAGTCAAGACTTGTATACGAGTTTAAATTCTTTGTATATTCCAGAAAAAGATAGGAAAGGTTTATTGGAAAAATTTGTGACGCCTGCTGTAAGTTTGGGAGGGTTAGCTCTTTCATATAAAGCACCTGCGATATATCGTGGATTAAAAGCAAAGTTTAGCTCTGAAAAAGCTCCAGAAGAAATAGTAAAAGAAGCGAATAAAAAGAAAAAAGGTAAGTCTAGGAAAACTACATCTAAAACAACAGGAGTTAAAGGTAAGATTAAAGATTTCTATAAAAATGTTAACATAAGGGAGATAAGTAATAGAAGCTCTAAAGTAGGTGGTACTGAAGAAAAGAATTTTATAAATAAAGTTAAAAAGAATTTTTCTAAAGCTGCTACTGGTAAAAATAGTAAAAATTTTATGAATAGATTAATAAAGATTACAAATAATCCTACTGTTAAAAAGAAATTAACTAAGGTAGTCGCTAAAGGAGTCGCTAAATCTAGTGCTAGTGGAGCAACAGGTGTTGGTGCTCCATTAAGTATTATATTTGGATTATTAACAGTGAAGGAAATATATGATTTGTACAATGACCCTGAAATACAAAGCATGTTAGATGGCTAGACTCACACCTGAAGGTTGGCAACCTAGTGCCGAAAGAGAGCAAATATCTGACGCTGTATATCAATACACTATTAACCCTACTAATTTTCAAGATGATAGTTCGCTTGATGATTTAGAATTACACGCATCGCATTATGGTATTCCATTTGCAAGAAGTAAGGAACATCAAGATAGTCTTATATCTAGAACCCTAGGTGAAGTTGGTAAAGGATTTTTTGAAGGTATTACAGCGAACTTATGGAAAGGAGAGCCTCCTGCTCCTAGTGATAATGTAGCTAAGATAGCTAGGCAACTTGGTTCTGTAGCTGGTTTTATGGGCTACATACCGGGTAGAAAATACTTACCTATCTTATCTAAAGTTAAAAACCTTAGTTTACCTATGTATGCATCTACCAAGGCTACTAAAGCTGTTGGTAAAGCTATAAACCCATTAATAAAACAAACTAATAAAGAAGTAAAAGATTTTTTAACAGGTAGCGTAATCTCTGATGTTGTACAGGGTGGTTTTCAGATGGGTGTTGCTTCTGCTGTATCTGGAGAATGGAAAGATGGTGTTAGCACTATACTTAAAAATGCTGGATATGGTAGTTTATATGGTGGTGTAGCTCGTGGTATAGGTAATATGAAAGGGTTTGGAAAAAGAATAACAGTAGACCAGTTAGATAAATCTACTGGTACTCCAAAGCTTTCTAAGCTTGCTGACGGACAAAAAATTGATTTATCTATGCGAGTATTAGCTAATGGTACTTTTGATGCTTTAAGTGCTAAAATGCAAGGTCAAACTACACCTGAGCAAGTTTATAATTTTATTATGGGTGGATTTTTAGGTTGGAGAGATTTACCGTTATCAACAAGGACTAGTCAAGAATTTATATGGAAAACTTTAAGAGATAAAACTATAGAAGACCCTGAATTGCATCCTGATTGGGAGAATTATACTCCAGAAATGCATGAGATTATTAAAAAAGATATGGATTTTTATTTTGGTCCAAAAAAAGAATTAAGGGGTGTTCTTGCTAAACTTTTAGAAAATAAAGGAATAATAAGTGAAGAAGAATTTTATAAAAGTATTGGGAAAGAATTAGGTGCAGATTTTGAGAAAGGACCTGATGGTGTTCCAATTAAAAAACTTACTAATGAAGATGTAGAAGAGTATGTAAAAGATTATACTGATAATGGTGCTACTAAGGATTTAGACGACCTTGATATGCATATTAGCGATGTAAGAGACCTTGTTGGTAAAGGTCAACCTGTTGTTAATTGGGTTAGCTCTCATTTAAAACCTAAAAATGAATTTGAAAAAATAGGTATGAGTGCTGATTTATTTGCTCAATGGAAAAGATATTTTGAACAAGGTGAAGATGGTGTAAAGCCAAAAGATAATGCTGAAAATGAGATGTATAGATACATCAATGGAAAGTTTGGAATTAAATTAAACGACGAAGGTAAGGGATGGTGGAGAAGATTCGCTGAAGAGCAAAGAAAAAGAATTTTTGTACCTCAATTAACTGTAGTAGATGGAGTAGCAAGTTTTTTAAGTGGTAATATAAATGCTGTTGGTAATAAAAAGGATGTACATTTTCAAAGACCTATTATAGGAGATGTCTTATATTCTCAGTATCCAGAAACAGTAGGAAAAGATTTCTTTACTTATCTTGACCATATAATATATAATGGGAAAGAATATACAATAAGAGGTGCTGAAAAAGGTATATTTAGAGACTTGATTCAAAAAGCTGAAAATGAAAGAAAGGGACCTCTTGAAAAAGAAGAAATAGGTTTTATAGCAGAGCAATCTGAAAGTATATTTAAATCTAATATTGATGCTGTTAATAAAAGGCTTGATAAAGAGGGGTATTACTATGTAGGTGGTAAAGGTGATAAAGATGCTATGTATTTCGTCCAAAAACACCCCTTTATAGCGAATAAAAAGAATAAAGATGGTAAAGGTACACTTCAAGTTTTAAAAGCTTTATATCAGCATTCAAAAGCAAATGGTTTTACAAAAAAACCTAATGTAGAAGGTTTTATAAAGGAACTAGAATTAGATACTCAATATTTAAAAGATAGTGTAGCTAGTAATGTTTTATATGATATGACTTGGAATGGCTTTAAAATAGCTGACCAATTAAAATCAGGAGATGTTAGAACTACTACATTGATAAAAGATTTGTTAAGCGTAATGAAGAATAGCGGTAAGTTCTTAAATAGTGCGAAAGCTTACAACAAAAGAGCTCAAATATGGTTTAATACTGGAATTAGTAGTAATGCAGATAATGTAAGTAAGTTAATAAAAAGCGTACCTGTAGTAAATGGTAATTTAAAAATAAAAATATTTGATGATGATAAAAAAGGTAACCTTGTTGGGAGAGGTGATACCCAAACAGAATTTACAGATGGTGCTATACTTGGTTTAAAAGATGTTATAAAAGCATTAAATATTGACAAAGGAATGCCTACAGATGGTAATGTTAATAAAAGCTTTATAGTTAGTCCTGATGAAAGTTATGGAGCTTTGCTTGGTAAATATATGATACACGAACCTAGTAAAGCAACTTCTGATAAAATGAAGAAAGAAGGAGTTCATCTATTATTACCTGAGTCAGCAGTAAAACAAATGGGTTTTAGGAAATTTGACACTGTTTATGATTTACCTATAGAACATATTAGAACTACTATGTCTGAAATAACAAGTAGTAAATATATAAAACCTCAAAGACTACCTAAACAGATGATGACTGTTTTAAGTGCTGTTGATGGTAACAACTCTGATTTGTTTAAACAAATGTATGAAGACTTTAGCGGTGCAAGTAAGAATGGGACAGAACAAGGTAGAAATATATTAGAAAAATTTAAATTAGACCCTGCAAAAAATGAAAAAGATTTAATTGATAATTATGATGAAATACCTATAAGTCAATTGTTTGATATTATAAGGAATCCTAATTATGAAAGTGCATCAGCAGGTCTTATGCAAAAAATACTTAAAATACAAGATGACCATTATAGAAATACAGCAGAAGAATCTGAATATAGTAGGGATGAATTATCAGAGGAAAGAATTAGCTTAGTAGAATATAATACTATAGTAGAGAGGTTAGCGTCTTTATACCCTAAAGGTAGCACTGGTGGATTGATGCATAAATTCATTAGAGATTTTAGAATGGTAGCTTTAAAAAACTATGCTGTACACAGTGCAACTAGACCTAAGTTAAAAGGAAGTGCTGTAGCTCGTATTAGACCTTGGGATGAAGGTATGAAAAGCACTATGGACGATATAAATAATGATAGTAATAAAGTATTCTATCTTGATAATGGTCATAAGAAAATACCTTTATACGATTCTAGATTTAAAAATGGTAAAGCTACTCTAGAAGAAGTGTTTAATATGTCTAAGGATAAAAATTTAAACAAGGATGATGTAGAAGATTACAAAGAAATGATTCGGGGTGTGTTAACAAGAGTTCCTATGGATAGTATGAGTGGCGCAAATGTTCTTAGGCTGGGTGGTTTTACTGGGATAGATGGTTATGGAGTGTTAATGCACCCTAGAGTTATGAGAGCCCTTGGTGGTGCTGATTTAGACGGTGATAAAGCATTTGTATTCTTTGGTGGTGAAGGAGGTATGAAACCTGAATATAAAAAAATGTATGAAGAAGCTAGAGATGAATTTTTTGAAACTAAAGGAAATAAGTTAGGTACTGAAACAGCTCCCTCTGGAGGCAATGTAGTTATTGATTTATCAAAAGGTAAAAAACCTCAATCTGGAGCAGTAGTAGCATTTAGAACTAGAGGGAAATCAGAAAAAGATATGATAGGTGCTCTTGATGATAATGTAGTAGGAAATCCTTTTGGTCCGTATGCTAAAATAAAAGAAAAAGAAGGGAAAGCAGTAAATAGATTTTTAAAATGGTTAGAAGGTACAGGAGACATCTCTATAATGCAAGATTATAGAAATGCTTTATTAGCAAAAACTAATGAGTTAAAAGGAAAAACTATTTTCTATTATAAAGATTTGAAAAGACCTTCTCACGCTACAGCTTTAGATTATTTTTTAAACAAACCAAATTTTGTAAAATCTAAATCTAGAGAAATGCATAATAAAGATGAAAAGGATAAACTTAACCCTGAAAAAACAGTTAGGGAATTATTTACCA